TCTGGAGTTCGTAGCGGTAGCCGAGTTCCTCGTAGCCGTTCTCGCCCCAATCAAGCCAATTGATTCCAAACATTAGGCCAACAAGGGGGCTTATTCTAAAGGTCATAGCATTAGCTTTATATTTTCCATCTGCTGCTTGTAAATATACAACCTGTCGGTTTTTTCTTTTTCTTCTCTTAATTCCTGACGGAGTTCTTGGATAATCTTGATGAGGTCTTGGTGCGACATCATTGGCAGCTCATCGTTTTCAAGAAACGCCTTGCGGAAATCAAGGGCATTTTCATAAAGCTCTCGGTAGTCTCTGTATTGGATTAGTGTCTTGTGGCTTTTCATATAGTGAACCACAGAGGAGTGGTCACGTCCAAGCACTCTGGCGATTTGAACGCACCCCATTTTTTTAAAGGCAACAGAGAAAGCTGTCCGTGCGTAAACGATAGGACGTTTGCGGGAGTTGTCATCCAATATATTGTTGTTGCGGAAGAATAGCTCTTTGGCAGCTATCAGTTCTTTTATTTCCATTTGGTACGAATCTTTGTTTCCTCTTGGATTGCTCCAGCGTTGTACTTTTCGTTTAGTGTCTTAAGCGACATTTCCCATTCGCCTCTTTGACTGCGGATGGTGAGCGTGGTACGCTCCTTCATCTCATCACAAAAGTAAGGAAATTTACAATCACATCCTTTGCAGAAATATGTTTCCCTTGTCACTACCTCAAACACCTCTCCCGCATTACTGCGGAGGTGTTCTCCCGGCTGGAAGTTCTTACAGATTTGATGCTGCATTGTCAAGTGCTTTTTGAAGGTTGTCTATGGTTTGCTTCATCTCTTGGTTCTCGTACTTCAGTTTGGCGTTCTCCAAACGCGCCTCGTTGAGGAAGCGGTTAACGCTTCTTTCGTAGTCAATGAAATAGTTCATCACCCTATCCACTTCCACCAAGTCAATCAGCTTATTGATGACCTCGTTCTGATCGTCTATGGTGTCTTGCAGATTCGCTAATTCGTTAAGCCAGATGAGGTGTGCGCCAAGAAGCATCTGCTTCTCGCGGATGTGTAGCTCGTTGAAGGTAGGGTCAGAAGGGAACATCTACTTGTTTTTGTATGGGTTTGTGGGGAATGATGCTCTCCAAATTTATGATAAAACCTACGTTAAATTTCATCGACTCCAAACGGATCGGTTGTTCCAAGGCCGTAGGACGGCCTCCTGTTTCCAATTCCTTCACCTTGCGGACGTGGACATCCGTAAATATCCAATCCGTTTCGTGCTGGGTGTAGCGGTGTACCACTATAAATTCATCTGCTCGGTTGACGAACTTGCCTCCTCCCTCGACATCACTTGCCATTGGGGGCATTGGATGCCCCTTGTACGGATGGCTTCCTGTGTGTAGCCTACGGAGAGCTTCCGTTGCTGGGTGCGTGTTTACTATTACCATTGAGGATAGCTTCTTACAGAACACGCGAAGGTGGCTGGTAGCCTCGTAGTGGTACTCGTGGGTGGATACCTTGCCCAATTTCTTTTGGTTGATGGTAAGCGAATTGTAGGGGTCAATAAACATCCCATCGAATTGCCACTCATCGTGCATCTGCTCTGCCACCTCCAGAAGTTCAAAAACATCAAATAGCTTTTCGTTGTCGATGAACTGAAAGTGTCCATTGATGAAATCCAATTGGCGGTAGAACCGAACCTCGTCAACGTATTGTATCTGTCTGCCCTCCATAAACTCGATGAGCTTACGCACGATGCTTCGCACATCGTTCTCGCTTGAATACACCAGCCACTTCGTTCCGTTAGTGATGGTATGCTTGAGCATCAAAAACAAAATGGTGTGGGTCTTGCCCACGTTGGCGTGACCTGTAACGACAATTAGGTTTCCCTTCTTGAAGCGTAGGTAGTCATCAATAGCGGGATGCCCAAACTTGGAGGACTCTGGAAGTTGATTCTTCCGAGCCTTCTCCAAGTAGGACATAATATCTCCCGTTTTAGCAATGAGGGGGTGGTTCAGCATATGCCGAAAGGTAATAAAAAAACCCCTCCGTAGAGGGGCGTTAGGTTAGAAAGGTGATTCTTGGGGGAAGTGTTGAGCGTGTGTTGCTCCTTGTGGTGCTGCGCCTGTCAGCACGGGGGTGTACTTCTCAACAAACGATACGATGTCTGATACGTTTATCTTACCCGCACAGGCCAAGTCGATAGCTCCTTTAAAAACTACGCTCTTGGCGATCTGCTCGTCTTTGGATGAGTTACCTCCTCCACCATAAGAAGGCTTGGGGGTATAGCCCCCTGTGCCTTTGCTGATCTTGACAGATCCTTTTGCGTTGAGGGAATACTCTACCTCATCGCCTACGCTATACCAAGGCGTTGCGGTCTTGGAGAATGCCGTTCCAGATTGTCCGTCATCAAAGGATACTTCCATCTTGTGGAGGTCTTGCCATTGTCCGGTGGGGTTGATGCTTACGATTTTTGCCATTGTTGATTGAATTGATTGATTTGTAAATTGATAAATTCTCGTTTCTTGCTCTCGGATAGTTCTATCTCTAAACGCACGATGCGCTCCTCAAGCCATTGGATGTATGCTTTGTCGTTCATCGGAATAGCCTTTCGTTCATCCAATCAATAGTTTTGTCGGTAGCTTGAATGACCTCATCGTAATCTTTCAAGGCTATCTCAAGAGAGTCTCTCGTCATCTTGAGTTCTTTTTGCAATGCCTCAATTCGGGCATTCTGGAAGGCTATCAAATCTTGATAACCCTGCGGACAGTAGTCCAATTGTGTTCTTGTAATCATTTGGTTTTCCATTTGGTTTGCCCAAATATATGGAAAACTTTTTCAACATTCCAAGCGTGGGATGAAAAAAACTTTTGAGGTATCCTTTGGCAAGGTACTGTCATCTTCGATGGTGACCTTGCAGACGTAGGCTTTGGTGTCATCGGGGATACCTCCCCATTCCTTGAAAGCATCAAGGGCGAACTTAATGCACATAATGGAATTGTCTAAATCGTAACGGTAATTGACAAGTGCCTTGACGGAAATGCATTTGAAGGTGACCTTGTCGTATTGGTTGAGTTGCTCCAATATCTCCTCCTTGAATTTATCCTTTGCCTTCTTACGCACTATCCAATGCTTGGATGCGTAGAAGGAGTTGAGGGAAGGTACTTTGCCTACCTCAACGCTTATAGCCGCATCGCTCTGCGAAGTGGGGATCAAGGTCATAGATTTGTTTGAGAAGCTCTTGCTCTTGCATTAGAGCTTGTTGACGAGCCTCGTAGGTTGGTTCGCAATTGGCGAACAACCCAGCAGCCTCTTGGAGGAGGTTGTCAATCTTTCTCTTTGTTGATTTGTTGGTATAGTAGTGCCATTCCATCGTCTTTGAGTTTTGCGGATGAGGTATGGTGTTCGAAGTACTCAAGGTGATTTGCGGATTTGCGGGTTTGATGTTCAAGTTCTTTTTCCAGATGGGCGATAGCCTTTCGGATATCTTGAGCCATTGGATTGTTTGGTTTCTTACCGGCACGAAGCAGATAGGTTATTGCCGTACCAAGATTGTAGTTGTCCTCCTGGAAGTCCAATACAACGTCAAAGGCTTCAATGCCTTTGTGTTTGCCTATGTAGTACTTTGGTGTCATCGTTGGTAAAGTTAGGGTTTTCATCCCAATAAATAAAATGCCAACCCTCGTGATTATTCACAGCCATATCTTTTTTTTAGTCGTTCTCTTGTTTTCTCTTGGTGATGATCCAATGGGTAGTCCATAAACCCAAAATGGGAAAGGAAGGGGTTTTGGTAGTCATCTGGTATCTCGCCTCGCTCGATACGATCCCAATGCTTTCTCTTTTCTTCTTTAGTCATAGTTAAGTAAATATACTAACTAATACTATACCCCCCTATAAGGGGGGGTAGTTAAGTTAAGTTAAGTTATATAACTCAAGTTAAGTTGTAAAAAATATGAAACAAAGTACTATCCACCAAATAATTTTAAAAAAAAATTCACCCAGAGGCTTTTTGGCCTCTTTCCAGGAATCTTTGATTTAAGAGGCTTTCTCCCATTGACCTATACGCACATACCACTCGGCTA